ATCTTAACGCCTAGCACCTTTTCCACTGCGGGGATGTCGAACCTTACAATGTTATGTCCTATCAGAATTGGTGCTTCCTCAAGGAATATACGCATAGCTACATAGTCATGTGTGTGTTGCACATTCCCTTGGTCATCCATCCAAGATATTACATGGATCTTAGTGCTATCTAGTCCATCTGTTTCTATATCAAATACTGTCATACTACTCTTTCCCATGTTGTCACATATTTTGATGATGGTGTTACTTGCCAACAAGCGATCTCATTATCTTCTAATGGGGGGTCGCAATCATTAGTATTCATATCCCAAATAAATTTATAAAACTGGTATGTAGTCTTACAAAGAACAACCATCTCATAAGTGGATATACCTGCATTATTAGCTATTAACAATGGCATCATCTCCATACATAAATAATCACGATTGTCTGAATAAACTATTCCCAACAGTTCCTCATCAGAATAGTTTCTAAAGTGAGGGTCAACGTGCGTTTTAAGGTTAATATCTGCTATCATCAAATTACCTCTCGTAGTGTAAATGTTTCTGAGTTAAACCGCATCATACCAGCCCTACCTTCTTCTGAGCATGGACGGTTTTTTTGTACTGTTATATGCGTTGTATTACGTTCCTGTAAGTCTTCTGCCTCTTTGTCACGGGAGAGGTCTAAGATAACTGATGCACGTTGTCCAATCATCTTACAGTACTTAGGATCACCATTATCGTTAGTGTGAGCAATAGTAACGATACCTACGTTTAGCTCCGCTGATAATTTAGATAACCTGACCGATAAGTCAGCTAACATCTGCTCCTTACTCTCTTCTGACTGACCAGATACTACATCTTGGATAGGCTCAAAGAAAACAAACTTACAGCCACAGGCTTGACTAAAGTATCTAATCTGGTCGCATAGCTCATCAGCACCTTGACCATCACTTAGGTAGAACTGGTAGAATAGCTCATCCTTAGTTAGCTCTTTGATGGCACGTATAACATCATCCTCTGCTTGTTTCTCTTCAATAAGATCCCTGCGAGTCAGGTTATCCTTTAGCTGGTACGACACAAGTCCAAGTAAAGATCGTAGCTTAGTCTCTTCCAAGTGCCATGCAGCAAATGGGATGTTATGTTGTAACATATTGTATTCTAGGTAACGCATAATCTCAGTCTTACCTATACCAGTCGGTGCTTTAATGACTGTGAAGTGACCTTGCATCAGACCTAAGATCTTATCATCTAATGCTTGGATTCCAGTTGGTACATACTGATGCTCTGGCGTATCTGTGTATAGGCTTATGAAATCCTCAGTACTATTAAGAACATTCTCAGGTGTGTACTTCTTAGCGTTCCACCACGCACTCTTAAATTCTGCTGCTGCATTATTAGTCAGGAACTCATTAGCGTCCTTGAACTTGTCGTGTGGTACACGGTAGACTTTGTTAGGAAACAATTTAGCCATACGATCAGCTACAGCATTCCCAGCTTCATCGTTATCTACAGATAGGATAATCTTCTCAAAACTATTGAGCCACTCTGTACACTTCTCCCAGAGCTTCTTAGAAGGCGTAGCAGAGGGTAAAGATACTACAGGGTTGGTGTACTGGCTCTTAAGCATTTGAGCTACTGAGAGAGCGTCTAATTCACCCTCAGTAACTGTTACCATCTTAGAACTACCAGCGGTAAACAGGTTCATACCGAATAGCTCATCACCCTTAAAGCCATCCTTAGTGTAGAATACCTTCTCGTCTAGCTTGCGTACTTTAATTCCCCCGCTGGGGTATACATACTCCTGACGATCAGAATAAGTCTGTACGCCAAAGTCTTCCATAGTCTTAGCTGTAATGCCTCGCATACCCACATAATTTCCACTGGCGGGGTCTTCTATACGTTTGGGCGTATAATCTATAACTGTACTCATACTACTGTCTCTTTCCACTACTGGGTACTTGTCTTTAGCCCAATCAAACATCTGGCTCTTCGATGGGTAACCTCTTTCACATGCATGGCATCTTCCGTACCCATTGCTATTGTAGCTAAAGGCATCGGAAGAGCCACACGACACATATGGACAAGGCTGGTGCGCTGTCTCAGTCATGCGGCTCTCTCCTTTTGTTAAGCTCTTACACTTTTAAAGTTAATCTCTTCTTGTTTTTCATGTATGGTGTCGGGGTCAAGGAAGGTATTTAGCCACTCTTCATAATACCTAACTTCACTATCACTCATCCCTTCTTTGAAGCTATCCCACTTCCCTTGCAGCCATTCAATACCTTTTGTTTGGGACTCAAGAAGATAACGTGCAAGTCGCTGCTCATTCTCCGCAAGTCTTAGCTTCTTTATAATAACCTTGTCTAATGCAGGTTTATCGCACATAGCTAAAAGAACAGCAGGTATTTGATTGCGATATGTATCTTGATAAGGCTTCATAAGATCGTCATTGAACCTAGCAGCTAAATTGCGGCGCTCCTTTGCCTCTACTGCTGTACGATAGCTGGAACCTGACCAACGTGCTTGCTTCATTTTATCCTTAAACTTTGTAATACCATTGCTTACAGAGCTATCATCGAAGGCTTTGAAAAGGGTTTTTTGAGTTGCTGTTTTCATTAGAAGTTCTCCTTAGTTTTTTGCATGTTAATTACGTTGGACTCGAAGCCTCTTAACTTTGGCAAGGAACCCATGATAATGTTCAAGGTTGGTTTTAGATTACCCTCAATATAATCTTCAATTTCATCTTCTGAGAGTTCATCTGCTGATTGAGTGCGTATCTCTTGAAAGATAGCAGAGGTTAGCTCTCTCTCACTTACTTCCCTACCTTGAGTATGTTTAAACATTATCGTATTAGTAACGACACCAAGAAGACTACTTGCAATCATACTTGCATCAGCCTTAATTACAGTAGTGTCGGGATTTTCTGTGTTTATTCCTCCTACATTGTTTTCACTATCATTATCTTGATCTGTACTGTTATTATTAGTGTTTGTATTGCTACCTGTATTAGATGTGTTAGGTTTATTGTCACCACTAGAATTAGAGTCAGGGTTACTAGGTTTGTTATTGTTAGGTTTATTTAACTCCTTCTGTTCCTCTTTCCACTTAGCGTACAGGCCACGAGTTGTCCGAACACGAGGGTGTTTATCTAGCATATCCTGATGTTGTTCAGGAAACTCTGCTGCCCAAATGATAGCTGCCTGATCGTCTTTACTTACGGTATTTCGCAAGTTTGGAAAGTTGCGACTAACCCATTTTCCAAAGTTTTCCTTGCTGCGGCCTTTACGACCCTCAAGTAATTGTCTCCCAAGAACCAGAAGGATTGTCTCACGTTCCTCTTCTTGGTTATCCACTAAAACTTGAAGGGCTTCCTCATGGTCCTCTTCAAGTTTTATAAGACTTTCAAGTGTGTTGTTTACACGACTAATAATTATAGCTTCACTATTATGACCTATACCACTTGTGTCACTACTTGAGTCTAAATCCAAAGTATTTTCTTCTTCATCTTCTATTAACATATTAACTCCTATTGTTGATACTTATGTCTTAACTTAAGTTAGACTTTCAGTAAAGGGACAATCACTAATAGGGATACAAACTTAAGTAAGTCAACATCACAAATTGTTACAGACCTTTTCAATACTTCTTGCTATTTGTTGATCTATAGCTTGTTTAGTACTTCCAACTACATCAGCTACCTCATCTAGTGTCATATCTTGCCAGAATCTCATCTTAAATAGTCTAAGCTCCCTTTCACTTAACACCTTCTCACAGATTGAAACGACATAATTCTCGTAGTCTGCCTTCTCATATTCCTCTGCATGGTCAGGTATAGATGACGAAAACTCTTCATAAGATACAGCCTCAGATGACAGAATGTTCCTTAGCCAGTTAGCCCCATCCTCCGACATATTACCTGTTTCTTCGTCGTTAATATCATGTGACAAACGCCTAGCTACGTTATGTTTAGGTATACTAACAGGTTGTAGGCTTAAGTTAATGTAGTCATGCATGGCTCTATTAGCCTCACGATATAGTTTCGCTGGGTGTACCTCTGGATCTTCAGCCCTTAACTCTAGGCAGACTATAGATCCCTCAGACACTAAGTCATCAAAGTCATTAGGTCTGTTATATTTGTGTGCTAACTTACGACACATGTTTATAAGATCTTCATTGCTTATCATAAGGGCTTCCTCTTAGGTTTGATAGAGGCTGATATAACCTCAGTCTTTAGGCATTGACCTATGGCATTCCTATCTAGGTCATACACAGGCTCATAATAGGCTGGTAGAGCGTCTCCACAGGCCCTAGCACTAGGGAAGATTGTCTTAGCCTGTAGGTAGTCACCATTTAACGTGTAGCTCAACACAAGGACAGTATAAAACAACATTATAGGTACTCCACTACTCTACCCGTATTCCAGTTCTTAGCTTCTTTCTGGGCTTCCTCACGGCTGTTAAATACCCATACCTCAGTGTCATATGTCCAAGGGTTCTCCTTCCTTACGAAAGTATATTCCCCCTTCTCAACCTCTATTTCCACTACATACCTACCCATCGCTTTTCTCCTTCTCTAAGCCAGCCTTGATTAATGTTACAAAGCCTACATCAAAGATAGCTGCGAAGGTTTCTGGGTCACACTCTACTTGCAGCGTAGCACTACCATCTTCATGCTCTTCTATATCAGTTACTTTGATTATATCACTCTTCATGGTTTATTCTCCTGCTGTATCTACGGAATCTTTTATTGTAAGCCCTTTTGATCTTCTTTACCTGTCCACTTCTCCAACGTAGGAACTTACGTGATTTACTTAGGGCATCATATTCATCACCGCCCTTCATAGGTATACGTTTA